ATGGCACAAGTAATCAACACTAACAGTCTGTCGCTGCTGACCCAGAATAACCTGAACAAATCCCAGTCCGCACTGGGCACCGCTATCGAGCGTCTGTCTTCTGGTCTGCGTATCAACAGCGCGAAAGACGATGCGGCAGGTCAGGCGATTGCTAACCGTTTTACCGCGAACATCAAAGGTCTGACTCAGGCTTCCCGTAACGCTAACGACGGTATCTCCATTGCGCAGACCACTGAAGGCGCGCTGAACGAAATCAACAACAACCTGCAGCGTGTGCGTGAACTGGCGGTTCAGTCTGCTAACAGCACCAACTCCCAGTCTGACCTCGACTCCATCCAGGCTGAAATCACCCAGCGCCTGAACGAAATCGACCGTGTATCCGGCCAGACTCAGTTCAACGGCGTGAAAGTCCTGGCGCAGGACAACACCCTGACCATCCAGGTTGGTGCCAACGACGGTGAAACTATCGATATCGATCTGAAGCAGATCAACTCTCAGACCCTGGGCCTGGATTCACTGAACGTGCAGAAAGCGTATGATGTGAAAGATACAGCAGTAACAACGAAAGCTTATGCCGATAATGGTACTACACTGGATGCCTCAGGCCTTGATGATGCGGCCATCAAAGCGGCCATTGGTGGTACGACTGGTACGGCTGCTGTAACGGGTGGTACAGTTAAATTTGACGCAGATAATAATAAGTACTTTGTTACTATTGGTGGCTTTACTGGTGCTGATGCCGCCAAAAATGGCGATTATGAAGTTAACGTTGCTACTGACGGTAAAGTTACACTTGCTACGGGTGCAACTAAAACCACAATGCCTGCTGGTGCGGCAACTAAAACAGAAGTACAGGAGTTAAAAGATACACCAGCAGTTGTTTCAGCAGATGCTAAGAATGCCTTAATCGCTGGCGGCGTTGACACTGCCGATGCAAATGCCGCGACATTGGTCAAAATGTCTTATACCGATAAAAATGGTAAGACAATTGAAGGCGGTTATGCGCTTAAAGCTGGCGATAAGTATTACGCCGCAGATTACGATGAAGCGACAGGAGCAATTAAAGCTAAAACCACAAGTTATACTGCTGCTGACGGCACTACCAAAACAGCGGCTAACCAACTGGGTGGCGTAGATGGTAAAACCGAAGTCGTTACTATCGACGGTAAAACCTACAATGCCAGCAAAGCCGCTGGTCATGATTTCAAAGCACAACCAGAGCTGGCTGAAGCAGCCGCTAAAACCACCGAAAACCCGCTGCAGAAAATTGATGCCGCGCTGGCGCAGGTGGATGCGCTGCGCTCTGATCTGGGTGCGGTACAAAACCGTTTCAACTCCGCTATCACCAACCTGGGCAATACCGTAAACAACCTGTCTGAAGCGCGTAGCCGTATCGAAGATTCCGACTACGCGACCGAAGTCTCCAACATGTCTCGCGCGCAGATTCTGCAGCAGGCCGGTACCTCCGTTCTGGCGCAGGCTAACCAGGTCCCGCAGAACGTGCTGTCTCTGTTACGTTAATTTATTTCGTTTTATTCAGCCCCGTGAATCCGGGGCTTTTTCATTCAGCATAGATGAATATATCTTTATGGAATGTATAGCTGTAAATGATATTTCCTACGGGCGAGAAGCTGAAATATGGCCGCGGGATTATTCTATGCTTGCTCGTCGAGTTCAATTTCTACGTTTTAATGATATCCCTGTTCGATTGGTGAGTAATAATGCCCGGATAATCACAGGCTACATTGCGAAGTTTAATCCGAAGGAAAATTTGATTCTGGCTTCGGATAAACCTAAAGGAAATAAGCGCATTGAAGTTAAACTAGAGTCTCTGGCTATTCTTGAAGAATTATCAGGTAATGACGCTTTTAATCTTTCGCTGGTGCCGGCTGACGAATTTAATCTTCAGCAATATACTCCATCAAGAAGAGATTATTTCTCGATTTGCAATAAGTGCTATAAACAGGGAGTCGGTATCAAAATCTATATGAAGTATGGACAGGTTTTGACTGGCAAAACGACAGGCGTAAATGCGTGTCAGGTTGGTGTGAGGAAGTCCAATGGCAATCATATGCAAGTTATGTTTGACTGGGTGAGCAGGATCACGTCTTCGGACTACGCTGAATAACGCCTACGGTAATAAAAAATTCCGTGAGAAAATATTGCTCCTGGAGGAACAGAGACCATTCGACAGCGCATAGATAGTTTCGCCGCTGCTCGTGCCACTACGGCCAGGACGCTTAAAGCAGCTGACAGAAAAGAATTGATCATTAAAGCTTCGCAAAGAAGGTCTGCTGAATCTTCGCAAATCTATGGATACCGTAGCCCAACATCCTGGCGTCTCACGGGCAACTGCTTATCTTTATGCTCGACAGTCTGACTGCGAGCTTTGCCCCAGCCAGGCAGGACTCTCAGTGAGTGTTCTATTTTCTTTGACTCTCGTATTCCAATTCTTTCAGGAGTTATTGGTGAGACTTTTGGCGTTTTGCCCTGTCACCCATCGCGCAGCCGCTTTACCCACCGCGTCATTTGACTCCAGTGTCCGTAAGGTTCTCTGCAATCCTCACCAGGCGGCAATGGACGTAAAAAAGCCCGCAGAGCTTGTGCTATACGGGCTTAGTAGACTTTACTGAACTTCAGTACATCAATATTTGGTGGGCTGGCGGAGTCTGAATAATTCACGTAATCATCTGTTATTAGGTGACTTTAACCAATTCAACTTTCATTGGTATACCTAAGCGTATACCAATGGCAATTTGTTGCAGCGCTTCCTGCGGTTAAGTGAACCTGTTTTTGGATAGATCACATCAAGAAAAAAACTTTTTTTTAGAAAAACTGTTCACACTATTCACTAGGTATTTTTATTTTTAATATTCAGTGGCTTAATCGGTGAATGGTCGGTGAACAGTGAACACTTTACTGTTCACTTTTGCCGTTTTGCAGGTAAAAAAAAGACCGGCGATGCCGGTCAGGGAAGGTTATTTCGCTATGGGGTCATCGCATTTTGGTAGCCAGTCGGCGTTGCTTTCCTCTCTGAGTGTGAGATTGGTCTGTATGCCCTGATTTTTACGGCGCTTTTCATAACTCAGCCCGTACTCTTTCAGCATGGCTGGCAGTCCTTTACCGAACATGGTAAGGCTGAGTGTATTCCTGTAGCCGTGGGCTTCCATGTACGCCAGATAGGCATGATACAAATACAGACGCGGCTGACGCGGGATGATGTTAGCATTGCCAATATACATACCGTCAGGATCCGGCAGTGCCTCCAGATAGCCACAAAAATCAAATGCCGGGTCGGCGTCGCGCTTGATGCTGAGCGCCTCGTCGGAATTCTGCTGTGACTGGAGCAGGGTGCGGGCGGTCATCGGGTCGCTGAACTTCTGCATTAGCTGGCGCACAATCACGGCCAGCTCGCGGGCGATTTTGTTCTTGAGCTGCGGGTCGCGTTCCTCCGGGGCAATCTGTTCCGGGAAATGCAGGATCACCCGGCGCCGTGAGACGCCGCCGCTGCGGTCAGTAAAGCGCATCGGGTTATTGTTCACGGCCAGAATCACCGCCGGAATATGGGTGGAGTATGCATCCTTGTATTTCGGGTCTACCGAGACCGCATCCCCGCCGGTGATGGCCTTGAGTCCTGCCCCGTCACCGCTCCATTTTTCCTGGTCAGGCAGACGAATCAGCGAGAAGCCAATCAGCGCAGCACGTTCACGTGGTGATTCCAGCGTTTCGATGGTAGCCGACGTGGCGTTATCTTCCCCGGCAAGCATGGTCGCAATTTCGGCCAGAATACTTTTTCCGCTCCCGCCGGGGCCGGTGACTTCGAGAAAGAGCTGCCAGTCGTAACGGTTCGCCAGAACCATAAACAGCGCGGCCAGAATCACATCGCGTTTTTCCGGTTTGCCACCGGCAGCGCGGTCAAGCCAGCGCCAGAAATGAGGGGCGTGGGTTTCCAGCGTTTCGCCCTCCACCGGCGGGGTGAAATCAACATCACATAGCGTGCGCAGCCAGTGTGATTTATGGTGCGGGCTGAATGTGCCGGTGGCGGTATCGAGTACGCCGTTGCGAAAGCCAATCAGACGGCGCGCAGGGGCGTCCTGCTGCGGAATAATCAGTTTCAGGGTCTCCACCACTGAGGCAATTTTCCCCGACGAGAACGGGGCGCGCAGACGCTGAAACAACCCGGCCACGTCGCGGGCAAAATCCGACGGGGGAATGATTTTCCATATTCCGGCCTCATATCGGGACAGGAGCTGGCCGTTCGCATCCACGGCCAGCGCTTCGCCGTAATGTTCATGCACCCGCATTGCCTTTTCACTGGTGCTCATGGCGGTAAATTCCGCTTCGCTCATGGTAGTGAAAGGGCTGTCAGCCGGAGGCCGGATGGCGTCATAAATCGCTTTCCGCGTGGCCTCCTCGCCTTTCTGCATAAACGCATCATTCCAGTCACCGAACACCGGCGGCAGGGCGACAATGCCCTCGCAGGCGTCTGCGGCCGCAGCGGCTTTACTCTGGCCGTTGCCGTTAAGGTCACGGTCGGCGGCGAGGACAATCTGACAGGCCGGGTGTTTCTGACGGGCAAGGCTCGCCAGAGAAAGAAGGTTCACGGACGACAGTGCCACCATGACGGTTTCCCCGGTCAGGTGATGCACGGTGAGCGCGGTCGCATAGCCCTCCGCAATCCACAGGCGTTTTCCTGCCTGTTTTTTCCCTTCGATGACATGACATGCCCCTTTAACCTGACCGCCCTTCAGGGTGCGTTTGAGACCCTCAGAATTGATGAGCTGAAGGTTTACCAGCGCGCCGGTATTGTCATACAGCGGGACAACCACATCCCCGGCGCGGAACGTCACGCCGCCGGTTTTATGCACAGCCGTGAGCGTCAGACATTCCAGCGCTGGGAAACCCTTGCGGGTGAGGTAGGCGTTGCCGGTGGCCGGTCGGGTTTTATCCATAAGCCTGACGGCCAGCGCGGCCGCCGCTTTGCGGTCAGCCTCCGTTTCTGCTTCTGCGGCCGCAATCACTTCCGGGGCAACCGGCGGCAGATTGCCGGTCACGGCGTTCACCTTCCCGGCGGCCTCAGAGGCTGATACACCGAACACCTTCTCGACCAGTTTCAGTCCGTCACCCGCGCCGCACTGGTTACAGAACCACGTGCCGCGCCCCTCTTTATCGTCAAAGCGAAAGCGGTCAGAGCCACCGCACACCGGGCAGGACTGATGGCGGTTTTTAATCACCTTCACACCCAGCGCAGGGAGAATGTGCGGCCAGTGGCCGCACGCCTGTTTTACCGTTTCTGTTACGTTCATTTTCATGGTTATTTTCTCCCTCAGTGCAGTACCGGTGCGGTGATATGACGGGCGCAGAGTTCATCCATTACGGCCAGCCCGAGAAAGGACAGCGACGGCGCGGCCTTGAGTGGTCCGGCTTCCATTAAATCCTCCAGCAGTGCACAGGCAATCTGGCGGCCTTTTTCCTCGCCGTGCTGGCGCAGGTAGAATCCCTCCAGCTCGGCGGCAATGGCGCTTTCCAGTGTGTCGAGGGTGAGTTGCGGGTAGCGGTGCTGACGTTCGCACAGGGTCAGCCAGGCACAGGCCACGGCGCGACGATACAGCGCGGCGCGTAATACGGGCGGTAATGGCTTTTTCATACGTTGCCCTCCCCGGTCAGCCACTGCTGATTGCAGCGTTCGACCACACCGTCGAGCTGGGCGGTCATGAGGTAAATCACGGAGGTGAGCTGTAACTGCTGCTCAGGGTCACGACGAACGGTGGCGCAGTCCTGCACCTGCATCAGATCGCCGACGAGCTGGCCGACATTGCGCATATGCTCCAGACATTCGAGGTCACGGGCGGTAATGGTGGTGTGTCTCATGCTCGCACCTCCGCAACCGGCAGACGGCCAGCGAATGAGAGGACGTAATCGCGAATGAGGGAAAGGCGTGCGGTGTGCTCATCACCGGCAACGGTGCGAAGCATACAGATACGGGGTTTACGGTCTGCGCGACGGACGGCGGCAAACACAAAGACAAACTGCGGGTGTGACGGGGTGAGGGTCGTAGCCATAGGGGCAACCTCCTTGAAGTAGCGGTAAATGCCACCACCGGAGTTCCTACGCTCATGGGTGGTGACCCGAACGGGGGTAGGAATACCGGCCTTCAAGGAAACCGGCCAGCCCGAAGGCTGCCCCGCCCGGACCACCATTATCTGACAGGGGCTAAGGTATAAGCACCACAGCCCGAAAAATGGGTGTGCCTGAGCAACGACATAAAAAAAGACGCATGGCGCGTCTGGTGTCGCCTTGAAGTAACTCGGGTTCCTACGCCCGGCTGCCGATTTTGCGACAGCGGGAAAACTATACATGGAAACGATGAAAAGAAGCAAGCCAGAAAAAGGGGCTGTTTGCTGGACGGTCATCATCATGCGTCATAACCCCGGTTGCGTTCGGCGATGCGATCCGCCATCCATGCGGTGATTTCAGACTGCGCCCACGCCACGTTTTTACCACCGAGGGAGATTTGTTTCGGGAAGGCTTCCCGGCTGATGAGGTCGTAAATGGTCGAGCGGGACAGGCCGCATAAATGCATCACTTCGGGCAGACGGATAAAGCGCTCGTGAACGGTATCAGAAACCTGCATCAACGGCGCGGCAGGGGCGGAAGACGGGGAAGAAAAAGCGGTGTGCATCGGGCTACCTCACAAAGTCCATACAGTGCCGGTCGTGTCCGTCCGGCTTCGGGTAGCTCCTTATTATGTCTATATTTTTCCTCAGGTCATGTGAGATTTTCGTGGAAACAAACATTGACTTTTCGCTATGGCAAACAAAGGCAAACGCTGGCAAACAGATGCAAATCACTGCATTACAATGCAGCAATTTCTATTTCCTTTAGTTATATATTTTCGATTTTTAATCAAAATAAAGTCTAAATGGTATCGGCAGATAAAAACAGAAGGGTGAACAGTAGTGAACAGTCGGTGAACAGTTACACCCTCAACTGTTCACCATTTATCTGACTGTATTACTTATCTTTTTCTTTTCAGTGAACAGTAGTGAATAGTTATAAGTAAAAAAACAAACAGTGAGTAAGGTTTTCCTGAGACCTTTCTCTGGCCAGCCGGGTTTTAAGGTCTGTTTGTGCCATTTTTGCCACAACGGCAATGAATCGTGTTGTTGTGTCTGGCGCGGCAGAATCTCCTCAGATTGAAACGAAGAGGAGACCCGACATGACTCAGACCGCTGTTATTCCCGACTACCTTAAACCTGCAATGGAACGCCTTGAGACTGCCCGCTCGGCGCATCTCGCCAATGCCAGCCGTATGGATGAAACCACGACGGTCATCAGCCAGGTGCAAACGCAAAAAAATGAACTGGAGCAGGAAAACGGCAATGATTCCGGCGCATGGCGCGCCGCCTTTCGTGCCGGTGGTGCTGTCATTACCGACGAGCTGAAACAACGCCATCTGGCGCACGTGGCACGGCGGGAACTGGCGCAGGAATGTGACAGCATGAACGAGGTACTGTCTTTTGAGCTGGACAGGCTCAAAGGAGCCTGTGACCGCACGGCCAGAGCATACCGTCAGGCACATCACGGCGTCCTCAGTCAGTATGCAGAGCATGAACTTGATGCAGCCCTGCGTGAAAGCTGCGGTGCCCTCATCAGAGCAATGAAACTCAACATACTGGTTCTGAATAATCCGCTTGCTAATACGACCGGGCATCAGGGATATACCGAACCGGAAAAAGTTGTAATGCAGCAGGTGAAAGCGTGGCTTGAACAGGCCGTGAAGGACTGCAATATCCGTCTGACCGATGAACCGGTGCTGTTTAAAACAGGGCTGTCGGCTTCCACACTGCCGCATATGGAGCATGATGTTGCGACCACGCCCGGCCAGCGAAAAGTCTGGCAGGAAAAAATGCGTGAACGTGAAGCCAACCTTAAAGCACGGGGGTTACTGTCATGATGCGCTGTCCTTTCTGCCGCACAGCGGCACACGTTCGCACCAGCCGCTATATGTCTGAGAGCGTCAAAGAGAGTTACCTGCAGTGCCAGAATGTGCACTGCTCGGCGACATTCAAAACGCATGAGTCCATCTTTGAAGTGATACGTTCGCCGGTCGTCGATGAGAAACCCGCGCCGGTGCCGACAGCCCCCGTGGCACCCCGTCGGGTAAAAGGCTGCTACAGCTCGCCGTTCCGCCATTAATCAGGAGAGACAACCCGTGACCACTCTGACCTTACAGCAGGCCTGTGACGCCTGTCAGACGAACAAAACCGCGTGGCTTAACCGTAAAACCGAACTGGCCGCCGCAATGCAGGAATATCAGGAATTATTGCTGGATGACAATGTATCAGGCTCCCGCAGATTACAGATGCTGCGTGACCTGATTGACGTAAAAAAATGGGAAGTTAATCAGGCCGCCGGTCGCTACATCTTCTCGCATGAGGAGGTGCAGCGCATCAGCATCCGTAACCGGCTGCATGATTTTATGCAGCAGAACGGCGCAGAGCTGGCCGCCGCACTGGCACCGGAGCTGATGGGGATTAAAAACCAGCCCGCGATGATAAAAAATCGCGCGCTTGACCGTTCAGTCTCTTACCTGAGAGAAGCTCTTTCCGTCTGGCTGACCGCTGGAGATGAAATTAATTATTCTGCACAGGATAAAGATATTTTAACGGCCATCGGATACAGGCCTGACGCGCCTTCGGGGGATGATAATCGTGAAAAATTCACCCCTGCACAGAACATGATTTACACCCGTCGACGCGCCGGACTGGCCGCGCAGTAGCCTGTCAAAAAATCCCCGTAAATCCCGCTATTTTTAACGAAATAAGCCATGCATCCATAAGGTGCATGGTTTTGCATGCGTTTTCTCGCTCCGGCATGCCAGACCAGCGCCAGTCGTGGCGCGGCCTGAGACCATCTTTGCACCTGCATTAAAAGCGACCCATTAAGCGGGCAGGCGGGGCGGGGAGAGCATTGCGCGCTGCTCTTGGATGTTGTTTTTTTAATTTTTACGAATCTGGTAGTGGAATTAATGAGCATTATCCGTGGGGGAAATAATATTCCCATTTTGAATAATGATTTATATTTTTATTTCCTTTGGCTATTAGATGGTGTGCGTTAAGACATAGTTTTTCCTAAGCCTTTCATGTATATATGATTCTTTCACGAAATAAGGGAACAAAGATAAAAATGGCAAGGGCAAAAAAATTAACTTACGGGGCTGTGAATATAACCATGCACCCCCACTCGCCAGAAAAGTATGTCGAGTTATTCAGGATGGCAAGAAAAAATGCGAGCAATGTTAATTTAAGAGGAGACTCATTCGCAACTTTATCATATTTTTACCCTTATAAGAAAGGTCAGGTAATTAGTGAACCTTTTGAGGGGGAAATTCTAAAGTATACAGATATTGACGTTAATGGCGATTGGTTCGATATCGTAAAGAAAGATATAGCTTCAGATGAGGAAAAGGAAAGAATAAATATACCTGATAATTTAAAACCAAATGTAGCTAGATTCTCATTTGTTTTTCTACCCGCAAGTCATCTTTTAGTTTACGAAATGCAGGACAAGAGCCGGCATCTTACATCAAGACAAATAGAAAGCTTTCTGAATGGGATATTTTCTCATGAGAGAATTATAGAGAAATTTGGAAAGGTTAATGTTACAATATTGACTGAGCCAGATAGTGTAGAACGTATGCTTTCTTTAAAAGGTATTACGTGTATAAATATGGTCACTCGACGTCCTAATCCGGATGATCTCGCTTCTGCAGAAAGTGTTATGCAAAAGCGCTTCAAGCGTATTGGGGTTATTGAAGAGGATAAAACATATAAGTCTGAGCGAGGTCAGGAAATTAAACCTGATGGTGAGTTAAAACAGGATGCTCTTATTGCTTCGAGAAATGGTGAAGTTAGTATACGCAGGATTAATGAGGCGGGATTAGTAGAGGTTCATGCCTCAAGTGACGTACCACTTCAAAGGGTTGAACCATATGATTCTGACGTAACATCGGTTTCTGAGCTATTGTTATTAAGGGCAAAATCATTAGCAGATGAATTTAAGAGGCTTCTGAGAAAGTAATGAGTGAAGAAAAAGAATCAACCAGTGCATTGGCTAGATACTGGAAAATCTATGGTGGCGCTGGGGCTGTGTTTAAAAGTCGCTATTTTTGGTGTGCTTTTTTAATGACAGTGATTCTTTATCCATCTTGGTCTCATCAGGGGTGGTGGAATGATATCCTGTCATTGATGCCGAACCTTCTGGGCTTTTCATTAGGTGGTTTTGCTATGTGGATAGCTATTGGTGATGAGGCCTTTAAAAAAATAATAACTGGTGATGAAAAAAGTGAAAGTGGAGAAGTAGAATATTCTCCTTATATGTCAGTCAATGCAACTTTTGTCCATTTTATATTGTTGCAATTACTAACTATTATTACGGCCTTGGTTACCAAGGCCTATAGTAGTATTCTCATAAATAATGCTTTTATGTATTATTATTTAGGTGTTTTCTATAAGTATGCTTTATTAACTTTTAGTTTTTTTGCTTACTTTATATTTGTTTACTCAGTGTTCTCTGCATTAGCAGCTGTTCTTGCTATATTCCGTGTTTCTAGTTGGTATAATACCTTTATGACTTTTCAAAATAAACAGGATGCTGATAATTCGAAAGATAATGCAGGGAAATAAAAGCTCATAAGAATGAGCTTTTATTTTTTTTCAGTTTTTATTATAAACTTTTTCACCCCACCATTCCATCATGCCTATTCTTTGCTTTAAATAGATAGAGCGGTTATATGCTCTTCTTACCTCATTTTTATCTGTATGAGCTAATGCCGCTTCTATCACATCTGCATTAAATCCCGCTTCATTCAATGTAGTACTTGCAATAGATCGTAAACCGTGTGCAACTAATTTTCCTCCATATCCTATACGCTTCAAAGCTGCATTAGCTGTTTGGCTATTCATGGATTGTTTTGGATCATTCCTACTGGGAAAAACATGTTCACGGTGAGCGCTGATTGGTTTCATCACTTCGAGAATCTCTAATGCCTGAGTTGAGAGAGGAACTATGTGCTCACGTTTCGCCTTCATCCGTTCGGCTGGAATTGTCCAAAGCTTTGCATCGAGATCGATTTCTGCCCAACGAGCACCGGAGGCCTCAGAAGGGCGCACAAGCGTCAGGAGTTGCCATTCAATTAAACAGCGAGTCGAAACAGAGAGATTTGACATCACCAAAGAACGCATGAGTTTTGGTAACTCTTCTGGCCGAAGCGTCGGCATGTTTTGTTTTTTGGGCTTCTCAAAGGCCATCCCAACACCTGATGCTGGATTAGCATCAATAAGACCAGTGTTTACGGCATAAATCATTATCTCGTTAATGCGCTGAACCAGTCGACGTACAGTCTCAAGCGCCCCACGAGCTTTGATTGGCTCAAGAGCTTCAACCAGTGTCCGGGCTTTGATTTGCTGAACGGGGATCTCACCGATGGCAGGGAATACATCTTTCTCCAGTGAGCGCCAAATGTCTTTTGCGTAATCAGGGGTAACGCTTTTGCTTTTGAGCTGGAACCAGTTAGCGGCGACCGTTGAAAAAATACTGTCCAGTGCTATTTGCTGCTGTTCCTCTGCAACTTCAGTTTGAATTTGCGGGTCGATTCCGTTGGCTAATAAGGCAAGGTAATCCGCTCTTAATCCTCGGGCATCAGCAAGCGATAGGGCGGGGAAGGCACCGAGCCCCATCATTGTCCGCTGCTTTGTTACCGGACGTTGATAGCGAAAGCGCCAGAGCTTTTTGCCACTAGTTTTCACTATCAGGAAAAGCCCGTCGCCATCGTGCAGCGTTAGATCCTTCTCTAACGCCTTAGCGCGCAGAACTTCGGTGTTGGTAAGGGGGCGTGTTGTCCGTGCCACTGTGGCCGCTCCTTCATGAATTGGTATACGTTTTTAGGTATACATCCTACCGTATACCTAAACGTATACCAATAATCACCGGATTTAGCCGGATGTTCTCGGACAACGTCAGACACAAAAAAGCCCGCAGGGCTTCTGCCATGCGGGCTTTCTGTACTTCACCGGACGTATCCGGATCATCATTTGGTGGAGCTGGCGGGAGTTGAACCCGCGTCCGAAATTCCTACATACCATTTTTATTATAACAAAAAAAGTAAATTTCTTTTGAAAACATATTGTTAATGTTATTTGGTGTTTGTCCGTTTTATAGGCTTTTAATGCTCTGCCGCCAAAATGTCGCCATTACTATCATGGTTTAATATGGGCATATACTTGAATTTCATCCATACAAGTTTCGAGTTTATAAAAGTCAGTTAAATTATAGATGTTCAAAATTTCATCATCTATGCTTCCTGTTAGCTCACGATTTTTTCTTCTTCGTAGCCTTCTGCTGAGATTCTCTCGATCGGATTGTGCAACTGATTCAGGCACGTACTCAACTGTTTTTAGGACCTGCCAAGATACAGGCAATGTGAATTTGAAAATTTTCGCTAGATTTGGACAAAATTCATTATTGGCCATCTCCTCGTAACGCACTTTTGGAGGAAGTACCACATTTATTCCTCTGCTACCTAAGGCATTAGCAGGTAATTTTGTTGAGCGGTAGGCTATACCAACAACATTCTCATTGCTGTTCCGACTGATCCATTGCATCAAAAGATTGGGGATAATATATTCTTGTACAAAGGAAGCATTGTCATATTTTTTTAAATAATTGCATGCAATTATCAAAGGCCAAAGTGCTAAATATGAGAGTTTGGTATTGAAATCATATTTGTTCTTTCTTTTTGACTCTAATATAGATCTCTGTTTATATAAAAAATCAGGTCCTATATTTAGTACCTTTGAGTCATTATTTTTATCGATCTTGTAGGCAGATATATATAGCTTATCAAAATCTGGCTTATCCATTTCTCTCCAGCATATATAAAGAGATGTTCCTAAATATAAACAGGGTAGACCAGCAACTGAAAATCTCTGTGCTCTAACAAAGTGACGCTGACTGAACGGAATATGAAACATATCTCTTCTTGATGTAAGTGGCGTATCAGATTTTCTAACGCGGAATAATGGTTTATCTTCATTACATAAGTCAGAAAGAGGTATGCATATATTTTCAATATGACGAGATATAGTTCGTGGCTCTAGCATACTTTCAAATGAGTCATATGCCGACTTAATATCCCCTGATAAAAAACACTCTAAACACGAGACGATTTCTTTCTGCATGATATCTACAGCTCTAAGTCTATTGCGCAAGCGTAAACTTAACCTGTTATCATTTTCCTGGATGTAATCTACTAAACAACCCCGGAATTTACTGCATTTTAGAGCGAAGTCATCTATCAAAGTAAGGTTTTTTTCAATCTCAATTGGTGGTCGAATACTTGATTTTTTTCTAATAGTGTCAAAAAGATTATTAAGTTCTTCATCGAGTTCTTGTTGAATATGCATTTTTATTTATCACTTTAAGTTAAATAAGGGGTTTTTAGTAACAGCATCTTCAAGATGTTCTGGTGCGAAATGGGCATAGACCATTGTCATTTTTATATCTGAGTGCCCTAAAATATCTCTCAATACAAGAATATTTCCGCCATTCATCATAAAGTGACTAGCGAATGTATGGCGCAATACATGCGTGCACTGGCCCTCTGGCAAGTCAATACCTGCTCTTTTTACTGCACGCTCAAAAGATTTTCTGCATGGCGTGAATAACTTCCCTCTGTTTTTGGGGAGTTCGTGATACAGATCTTGAGATATTGGTACTGTTCTGTTTTTCTTGCCCTTTGTCTTTGTATAAGTAATTCGGTATTTCGATATTTGGTGGCCCTGAAGGTTTTCGGCTTCACTCCACCGTGCGCCGGTAGCTAAGCATATTTTTGCAATCATTAGTAGGCTCGGGCTTTGAGATTCAGCACATGCAGCCAACAGGCGCTTGATTTCGTCCACGGAAAGAAAAGCCAGCTCACCTTCGGTAATTTTGAAGGTCGGAAGTCCTGCCAGCGGGTTTGGTGCTGACCAGTGTCCTAGTTTTTTTAATGTACCGAACACCGATGATAGATTGCGCTGTTCAAGGTTTACCGTGCGGGGCTTAACGGGCGACATAAGCGTGCCATCTTCATTTCGTACTTCACCTTTTAACCGTGCTTCGCGGTATTTCGTAAAGTCACCGGCTGTTAGTTCTGAGGCGATGGGATCGCCTAGACCATTACAGATAATTCTAAGTTTCGCCATGAGGCGCTTGGGGTCTGCGAGTGTTTGACCATACAGGGAATACCACTGCTCAATTAATTCTGATAGGTGTCGCCGATCTTCCTTTTCCCCCAGCCATGGTTTTTTGTTCACTTCTTCCATTGTGAAGCTTTCAAAAGCAATGGCTTCGCCTTTCGTAGCAAATTGCTTACGCACGCGCTTGCCATTGCGTCCATTGGGATAGCACTCGCACAACCATTTACCGTTTGGCTGTTTTCTGACAGTCATGTTTAGATACTCTTTATTACTTTGACTGCACGCCCAATAACTTCCACATCATCAGTAGAGCACTCGAAAGACGCTTCATCTTGATTTACTACAATCTTATTGCCGGGAATCCGCATGATTTTTGCAACAATAATCATTCCATCAATATTGATAAGCCAGAATCCATTGCTGACCTGTTTAATTGATTTATCGATGAGATAACAATCAGTAGGGGTTTCTAAGAACATCGATTCTTCATAATCTGCAGGTAATATGCTGTGGTCTAGGAAAATCTCTTCATCAATACTGAGTTGTCCATTCTCCAGGGTTCCTTTAGGAATAGCTGGAGTTATGAGTTTGGATAACGGTTTAATTGCTTGTTTGTTCTCATTATGAGAACTTTTCTCAGGCTCAGCTCCTCCTTTCATGCTTCCCTGTCCTGTAGCTAACCAAAGCAACGAAACACCGGTTTCTAGTGCGCACTGAATTATCCAGTCAGCAGGAAAGCTGTCACGTAACACTCTGTTTGCCATAGTGCTTTTTGAGACATTCAGGTGCTCACTTAATGCCTGCTTAGTTGTGAATCCATAAGCCTCAAGCAGCCTTTCAATAGCTGCCTTACCTCCCGTATCGGAACCCATTCTGATGTTTAACATTGGTGATCTCCATTTGACAATCTTGAATCAAGATCGTAATGTCTTCATGTCTCTTGATGTGAGAGTTTAAGAGACGGGCTAAAACGAACTAACACGCACACAAAGTAAGAGATACTGCACTATGAGTACTGATATTTCAATTCGTGTACCAAAAGAGATGGCTACGCCTGCAGAGTTCGCAGAGTGGGAGGGTATTTCCCGCGGCTCTGTTTACCAAAAAATTCACCATGGTCAACTTGCTAAGTACATGGTCAAGAAAGAAAAAAACAAAGGCCGCGTAAGCCTGCGTTATCTGATGTACAAAACCGATCAGGTCCGTGAATCCCTCGGTCATTCCAACTTCCGAGTCATTGTTGGTAAGTAAGTTCAATTATGGGAACTTTCTAAGGGGGGCACCATGTTTGATTACAAGATTTCCAAACATCCGCATTTCGATGAAGCCTGTAGGGCTTTTGCACTGCGCCACAACCTGGTGCAACTGGCAGAACGTGCAGGCATGAATGTGCAGATTCTGCGGAACAAGCTGAACCCAGCTCAACCTCATTTATTAACTGCACCAGAAATCTGGTTGCTTACCGATCTGACTGAAGATTCAACGCTGGTAGATGGTTTTCTGGCTCAGATTCACTGCCTGCCATGTGTACCGATTAATGAGGTGGCAAAAGAGAAACTGCCACATTACGTCATGAGTGCAACCGCAGAGATCGGGCGTGTTGCTGCAGGTGCGGTATCTGGCGATGTAAAAACCAGTGCAGGTCGTCGTGATGCTATCAGCAGCATTAACTCTGTAACACGACTGATGGCGCTGGCTGCTGTTTCATTGCAGGCCCGTTTACAGGCTAACCCTGCGATGGCGAGTGCAGTTGATACCGTGACTGGCCTCGGTGCTTCATTCGGTTTGCTGTGAGGTGCTTATGCTGACGAAAGAACCATCATTTGCATCGCTGCTGGTAAAACAAAGTCCGGCAATGCACTACGGTCACGGCTGGATAATGGGTAAGGATGGTAAACGCTGGCATCCGTGCCGTTCACAAGATGAATTGCTGGCAGAACTATCAACGAAAAAACGGGGGAACAAATGGCTATTGAAGGCGCTGCGGCGACTGTTCCATTAAGCCCCGGCGAACGCCTGAATGGACTTAATCACATTGCGGAATTAAGGGCGAAAGTTTTTGGCCTTAATATTGAGTCAGAGCTTGAGCGGTTTATTAAAGATATGCGTAATCCACGGGATATCAATAATGAACAAAATAAACGGGCACTGGCTGCCATATTCTTTATGGCAAAAATTCCAGCTGAACGTCATAGCATCAGCATTAATGAGCTGACCACTGATGAAAAGCGGGAGTTGATTAAAGCAATGAATCATTTTCGTGCAGTGGTGAGCTTATTTCCAAGACGGCTAACCATGCCGAATTAACCAACTAATGAAATTAATGGCGTAAACCCGCCGGGCATCCCTTTATCTAAATTCAGGAGAATTGATTATGCGTAATATTGAAACCCTCACGACCAAAGCCGGACCGGATGACGCAGGGCTTAATATTTTACTGACAGAGGCTCGTCTGGAAGAACGCCGGGCAAGGGCTGAAGCAATGGCAGCTCGCCTTGATAGCCTGGCGTGTCATATCACATCCCGCCAGCTAAACCACGTCGAAGCGGCAGAGCTGCTGCGTGTGACTGCTGAAGCAATCCAGAACGAAGCGCAGGAGATCCACTAATGGCTGATGCAATGGATCTCGTACAACAGCGCGTTGAAGAAGAACGTCAGCGTCATATCCGTGCTGCCCGTGCCAAAACGCCGGGCGTGTCCCGCGTGCTTTGCATTGAGTGTGAAGCACCAATTCCGCCAGCACGACGCCGCGCCATTCCGGGTGTGCAGCTTTGCATTACTTGCCAAGAAATCGCAGAGCTGAAAGGCAAACATTACAACGGAGGTGCTGTATGAGCACCATCCTGAAATGGGCGGGTAATAAAACTACCATTATGTCCGAACTGAAAAAACATCTTCCTGCTGGCCCGCGACTGGTTGAACCTTTCGCGGGTTCCTGTGCTGTGATGATGGAGACGGATTACCCCAGTTATCTTGTTGCGGATATTAATCCTGATTTAATCAACCTCTATAAAAAGGTTGCTGCTGATTGTGAATCGTTTATATCTCGCGCCAGAGTTTTATTTGAGATCGCAAACAGGGAGGTGGCTTATTACAACATAAGGCAGGAGTTTAATTACTCAACTGAAATTACTGATTTCATGAAAGCGGTATATTTCCTGTATCTCAATCGTCACGGTTACCGTGGTTTATGTCGCTATAACAAGAGCGGGCATTTCAACATTCCCTACGGTAATTATAAAAATCCGTATTTCCCTGAAAAAGAAATTCGCGCATTTGCAGAAAAGGCCCAGCGAGCAACGTTTATCTGCGCCAGCTTTGATGAAACGCTGGCGATGTTGAAGGCGGGGGATGTGGTGTATTGCGATCCGCCGTATGACGGTACGTTTTCCGGCTATCACACTGATGGTTTCACTGAAGATGACCAGTATCACCTGGCATCCGTTCTTGAACATCGGTCATCAGAAGGACATCCGGTCATTGTTTCTAACAGTGACACATCCCTGATCCGTTCGCTGTATCGCAATTTTACTCACCACTACATCAAGGCAAAACGCAGCATCGGCGTAGCAGCTGGTGAGAGTAAATCTGCAACAGAAATCATCGCTGTTTCTGGGGCACGCTGCTGGGTGGGATTTGAGCCTTCGCGTGGCGTGGATAGTTCTGCCGTGTACGGAGTGCGTGCATGAGCCATGCTGATATGAACAACTGCAGCGGCTTTAACGAGGCCGCCGCAGCATTCTCATGGAACAGCCCGAAAAAGGCTATTAACCCTTATCTGGACCCGGCGGAAGTTGCGCCGGTTTCTGCGCTTTCAAACCTGATCACTCTGTACGCTGCCGATAACGAGCAGGAACAACTGCGCCGCGAGGCACTGAGTGATCAGGTCTGGGAGCGTTATTTCTTTAATGAATCCCGTGATCCTGTCCAGCGCGAAATGGAGCAGGATAAGCTCATTAGCCGGGCAAAGCTGGCGCATGAGCAGCAGCGTTTTAATCCGGACATGGTCATACTGGCGGACGTTAACGCCCAGCCTTCCCATATCAGCAAGCCGCTGATGCAACGTATTGAATACTTCAGCAGCCTGGGCAGGCCAAAGGCTTATTCCCGCTATTTGCGTGAGACGATTAAGCCATGTCTGGAACGACTGGAGCATGTACGCGACAGTCAGCTATCCACTTCTTTTCGCTTTATGGCAAGCCATGAAGGGCTGGACGGCCTGCTGATCTTGCCTGAAATGAGTCAGGATCAGGTGAAACGCCTGTCTACTCTTGTCGCTGCGCATATGAGTATGTGTCTTGATGCCGCTTGTGGTGATTTGTATGCCACCGATGATGTTAAGCCAGAAGAAATCCGCAAGACATGGGAAAAGGTGGCAGCAGAAACCCTGCGACTGGATGTCATACCGCCTGCGTTTGAGCAACTCCGCCGGAAAAGAAACCGCCGTAAACCCGTGCCCTATGAACTCATTCCGGGTTCGCTGGCGCGTATGTTGTGCGCCGATTGGTGGTACCGGAAATTATGGAAGATGCGTTGCGAATGGCGGGAAGAGCAGTTGCGTGCTGTTTGCCTGGTCAGCAAAAAAGCATCTCCCTATGTCAGCTATGAAGTCGTGATGCATAAACGTGAGCAGCGCCGTAAGTCGCTGGAGTTTTTCCGTTCTCATGAACTGGTGAACGAAGACGGCGACACGCTGGACATGGAGGATGTGGTAAACGCCAGCAGCAGCAACCCTGCGCATCGCCGCAATGAGATGATGGCCTGTGTTAAAGGTCTGGAGCTTATCGCGGAAATGCGCGGTGACTGCGCCGTTTTCTACACCATCACCTGTCCGTCACGTTTCCATTCCACGCTAAATAACGGCAGGCCCAACCCGACCTGGACAAATGCGACGGTAAGACAAAGCAGTGATTATCTGGTCGGCATGTTTGCTGCATTTCGTAAGGCGATGCACAAAGCCGGATTGCGCTGGTATGGCGTGCGGGTGGCTGAGCCGCATCATGACGGCACAGTTCACTGGCACCTGTTGTGTTTCATGCGCAAAAAAGACCGCCGCGCCATTACTGCATTGTTGCGTAAGTTTGCTATCCGTGAAGACCGCGAGGAGCTGGGTAATAACACGGGGCCACGCTTTAAGTCTGAGCTGATAAACCCGCGCAAAGGAACGCCGACTAGCTACATCGCGAAATACATCAGTAAGAACATTGACGGGCGTGGTCTGGCTGGCGAGATCAGCAAGGAAACGGGTAAATCTCTGCGTGATAACGCTGAATACGTTAATGCCTGGGCGTCTCTGCATCGTGTTCAGCAATTCCGCTTCTTTGGCATTCCGGGGCGTCAGGCTTACCGTGAACTGCGATTGCTGGCTGGTCAGGCGGCAAGGCAACAGGGTGACAAAAAAGCAGGTGCGCCGGTACTGGATAACCCGCGCCTTGATGCCATTCTGGCTGCAGCTGATGCTGGTTGTTTTGCCACCTACATCATGAAGCAGGGCGGCGTACTGGTTCCCCGTAAATATCACCTTATCAGAACCGCTTATGAAATCAACGAAGAGCCGACCGCCTATGGCGATCACGGCATTCGTATTTATGGCATCTGGTCACCCATTGCAGAGGGTAAGATCTGCACTCATGCAGTGAAGTGGAAAATGGTTCGTAAGGCCGTTGACGTTCAGGAGGCGGCAGCCGACCAGGGCGCTTGCGCCCCTTGGACTCGTGGCAATAACTGTCCCCTTGCTGAAAATTTGAACCAACAGGAGAAAGATAAATCAGCTGATGGGGGCACCAGAACGGACATTACCCGCATGGATGACAAGGAATTGCACGATTACCTGCACAGTATGAGCAAACAAGATCGCCGGGAGCTGGCAGCAAGGTTGCGCCTGGTTAAACCGAAAAGGCGTAAAGACTACAAACAGCGAATTACAGATCATCAGCATCAGCAGCTCGTCTATGAACTGAAGTCCAGAGGATTTGATGGCAGCGAGAAAGAAGTCGATTTGCTCCTTCGCGGTGGCAGTATTCCATCAGGAGAAGGCCTGCGTATCTTCTATCGGAACCAGCGTCTGAAGGAAGATGATAAGTGGCGGAACCTGTATTAATTCCGCGGGTTAACAATTCGTGCTCTTAATAATACCAAGCATATCAGGCTGATGAACGTAAAAAACGTTTTACATCAGTAAGATTATTATATACTGTAAATATAAACAGTGGTTATATATACAGTATTTCTTGTGGTGTCATAGGAGGAAAGATGCAGGACTATTTTTTGGAGTCTTTGAAGCTCCAGCGCATTGATTTTTTTCTTAAGCTTGTAGCAGCTAGTGAGTGTAGTGATGAAGAGAAGGGGCTGGCCCTGCAGTGGGTTTCTGAACTGACAGATGAACTCATGGCAAAAATCAGAACCCACGAATACAACCGCTCAATGGATGTCATCAATTGAGGTGACTTTTATGCGCATTGAAATAATGATCGATAAAGAGCAGAAGATTAGCCAGTCTACTCTGGACGCCCTTGAATCCGAGCTTTACCGCAATCTGCGCCCCCTGTATCCCAAAACGGTAATTCGTATCCGCAAAGGTAGCTCTAACGGTGTGGAACTGACCGGATTGCAACTGGATGAAGAAAGAAAACAAGTGATGAAAATTATGCAGAAGGTGTGGGAAGACGACAGCTGGCTACATTGATTTTGTCAATAGACGCTTGTTTTTACTAATCAAAAAGGGTTACATATGAGTGAGAGGCGATGTCAATCAGATATCGCCTTGTTTTTCGTCAAGAAAAGAATAATAGGCTAAAAATGAAAATTAATAATGTAGCGTTAACAATATCTCTTGCTGTAATCCTAACTGGTTGCGTGCCACATGCTTCTAACCGAAATATCACTACTATTGAAGTGGTGAAGCCTGCTATTGGGCAAAGTGCTACCGCCTACATGGGCGATCCCATTATCACATCTGCTACTGGATTTAAAACGGACGTACTAGAACTTGGTGCGGCTAATGGTGCATTGTCTTCTATCGCTGCTGGTACATATTGCAGTGAGGGGAATGGAATTTACCGCAATTATCATAACCCTCAAGCTGTTGCGTTAAAAAATCTCTATGGGCAAATCGGTAACTATGTTGATTATGTTAGTTACGATGCTGCAAAAAATGAGATATCACCGCCAAATGGCACTTCTTATACTGCATCAGAAATTTCTATCAAACATGTTCCTGATGGGCTGTGTCGAGTGAGTAACTCATTGGTTAAGACTATCGAATACAATGGAAATGCAGGCGGTGTAATGAAGTTCACCTATCGTGAATTTGCAAACGATATGGCTCGTGCAGCATTTACAACAGATTTTTCTGTAGATTCTAAGGGAAGTGATGTTATCGCTTACAAAGGTGCCAAGTTCAAAGTGAACAAGGCTGATAACTCGTCTATTTCTTATACAATTATTTCTGGCTTTGACAAGGCTGTCACGTTCTAGGTTTCACGCTTACGGACTATGTTACGATTTTGCACATTCTGCATAAACGCGCATGTCTATGCTGCATGAGATCGCATGATCGTTTGAGGATCTTTTGTGTTAAGGCCCGCCAGTTCTGGCGGGCTTTTGCGTAGATCATGCAGGTGCATGAAAACCATTACATAAAGCGGGCAGGCGTGGCGGGGATACGAGCGCGCGCTGATATGTATAATTGTATAAACAAATATTGTTTCAGTTGCTCCATACGAATCACAGGGTATAAAATCAGTAAAATTTCTTTAACTTCTATTATCCCAAAAGTAAGAGTGATTCGATGGCTAATTTGTTAGATTGGAATACACTTCATCACAAAGTACAAGCATACTTGGATCCTGAGAATGGAATCGATAAACCACAAAAAGCTTTTCCAATTTTGATGGTGGCAACGTTACTAAATGTATCTGATGAAGAAGCTGAAGATGCCATAACTGATGGTTCAATGGATAGAGGTGTTGATGCTGTTTATGTCGATGACCGTGATGGCAGGAATTCTATCCATATATTTCAGTTTAAATATGCTGATACCTTTGAGAATACTAAAAAGAATTTTCCCAGCAATGAAATCGATAAGTTAGTGTCATTCTTTGATGACTTGTTGGATTTAAATAAATCTCTCGAGAAAACTTGCAATCCGATATTATGGAATAAAATTAAAGAAATTTGGGCTGCACTTGAGAAAAGTAATCCTTCCATTGAAGTTCACTTTTGTGGTAACACAATGGAAATGCAGAACGGAGAAAAAGAAAGAGCCAATGCGTCATTAAGTAAATATAAATATTTCAATGTTCACCATCATAGTTTGGACACTATTGTTAATTATTTTGTTGAAAGAAAGAATAGCGTTATTGATGAGCAGTTACAGATAGTGGATAAGGACTATTTTGACCGTACCGATGGCAGTATTAGAGGGTTAATATGTACTGTTGAAGCTTCTGAAATTGTAAGGATAATTACAAACCCTGAAAATCCAAAGGAGGTTAGGAAAGAAATTTTTAATGATAATGTAAGAGTTTATTTAAGTCGAACAAATAAAATAAACAGACGCATAATTGAAACTGCATTATCAGATCGCAGCCCATTATTTTGGTATTTGAATAATGGAATTACTGTAACTTGTGACTCTTTTTCTTATATAAAAGGGAAAAGAGCTCCATTGGTAGAATTAAAAAATATCCAAATCGTGAATGGAGGGCAGACATCTAATGCATTATTTGAAGCTAGCTTAAATTCCGAAGAAAGACTGGAAGATGTTTTAATATTAGTAAGGATAATTGAAACTAAATCTCAACCAGTTAGTCTGGCTATTGCTGAGTCAACGAACAGTCAAACTCCAATTAAAAGTCGAGACCTTCGTTCAAATGATGATATTCAGAAAAAATTAGAGGAAGCTTTTGAGGGCATGGGGCTTTTTTATGATAGAAAGGATGGGCAGCATTCGAACCAGCCTAAAAGTGTCAGAGTTGATGCTTTGAGTGCCGGACAAGCTCATTTAGCTTATTCGCTAGATTTACCTGAAGTAGCTAAAAAGGATAGGGGGAGGATTTTCTCAGATCTTTATGAAACTGTATTTACAGATGAATTAATGGCTGATGAGCTTCTGGCTTCTATCAAAGTACTTTCAGTTATTGAAAATAAGAAGAAATTATTGCAATCCTCTATCAGGAAAGAGGAGAAATTCAATTCTGCGCATATGTTTTTAATTGATGGTGCTTATCATGTGTTATTTGCGGTAGGACAAATCTGTGATGCTAAAGGCGTTGATAGATTGAATTATCAAAAAGCAATTACGTTTGTTCCTGCTGCGATAAAATATATAAGTGCAATGGTCGAAAAAGCCCAGCGTGATGATGCTTCATTTTCATTTAATAGGTACTTCAAAGACGCAAAGACTAAAACCAAGATTGCTGCTTATATTCAGGGTATGGAAAAAGGTTTGTAAAGTGCAGAGTTCGCTAAGCTTGAATTTTCAGGCTTAGCGAGAGATTTAATTATTATGTTTTAAATATGAATAAGATGGTCTTTAAATTCAACCTTTATGTTATCTAGGTTATATCATATGAATATGCTTCAAATTTGATTACTTCATCGTTTAGCCAAGAATTAAGTTCAGTTAGACGCTTCTGTAAAGGCAATAGTTCATTACGTACAAATACTTTCGCTGCCTTCTCCACATCCCCAAACCCCCCAACATTACTCGGCATAATCCCCATCATCTGCGGCGGAACGCGGTGTGCTGCCATCATGTCATCGCGGCTCACGTTCTTGATGTTCAAAAACTCATCCTTAGCTGCAACCTCCGAAAGTGGAATGATTTGGATACCGTCCTTTTTACCGTTGGGCGAGTACATAAACAGGTTGCGGAAGTTGCCCGGCCCTTTGGCGCTTTTCATTGCCTGGCGGATGTTGTTCACGTCCTCCTGGTTCTGCGCGGCGTCAGTCATGTACATGATGAAGCCTGCGTGGCTACCGTTAATGTAGTACTTCCGGCGGAACAGTGTTGCGGACTCATTCAGCAGGGCGGAAGGGATAGCTGACAGATATTCCGGCAGACCGTAAATCTCCTGGTTTAAATCCGGCTCCATCAGGTGAAAGATGCTGCCTTTGGTGAACTCGTAGGGGGGCGTGGTTAGGCCGTATTGCACAAACCAGTAGGTGTCTAAATCGATCCCGCGGCGGGTGTATTTCGCCAGTGATGGCTCCAGCGACAGAATGCCGCCGAGTCGGTTGGTGCGCTTCTCCAGATAGGCATTACCGAATACCAGATAGTCCTGCACAAACCGGCTGAACGCCTGCTGGCTAAGAAGTGGATGCGGGATAAAGGTGCTGGTCAGAATGTTGCGTTTTACCGCAATGGGAGAGCTGTGATGCACTGCGGCACGGTAGGTTCGCGCCAGCCCGTCAAAGCTGACCGGCGGCTCATACCAGCGGTCCATCTGCACGCATTCCACATAGTCCAGCAGCTCGCGGCGGTCCAGCACCGGGATTGGATCACCAAAGCTGAAAGCCTCGGCAGTTACGTCTGCGTTTTTAGGCGCCATATCTTCTGTTGGCGTTGTGCTGGTTAAGGCTTCGAGCTCACTCATCAAAAAATCTCCACAATGTTGCTGGTATTGGCGGATTCGCCCTGCAGCGGTTCGTTAAACAGTGCATGCATCGTTGCCCAGGCCAAATCTGCGTGGCTGGCCTCTTCGCTGCGGCTGGCTTCATAGGTTGGACGGTTGCCGCTGGCGGTGGTGGCGCGGCGGATAGCCATAAAGGACTGCGCAATGTCGGTGTGCCCAGCGTCAAACTCCAGACGGCGGTGGCTGATAATGTCGTACGCCTTGAGCACCAGGGCATTTTTGACGTTAGGGTTGTAGACAAACTCCCGCACGGCAGGAAAGAACGCTTTTACGTTCTCATAAACACCGTGCCCGACGCCGGTCGAGTCGATGCCGATATAGGTCACGTTGTACTGCTGCGTCAGTTTTTTGATAGCATCAGCCTGGGCGCGAAAGTCCATCCCGCGCCACTGATGACGCTCCAGAATTCGGAACTTCCCGCCAGGTACAGTTGGCGGTGCCATAACCACGCAGCCTGCGCTGTCACCGTTCTGCGTACCTTTTGCCGGGTCATAACCGATCCACACTTCGCGCCAGCCAAACGGGCGCAGCGCCAGCGCCTGAAAATCGGTCCAGACTTCCCAGCTGTCCACCATGCACGCCTGCAGCTCGCTGAGCGGGAACACGGACGCGAGATCGTCCACGAACTCACACATCAGCAGGTTCTGGTATTCGTCCGGGCTGTACTCCATGCGCAGCTGGTCGAGGTCGAACAGGTTACAGCCGCCGCGCACCGCATCCTCCACGGTGACGATCTGGCGGTACTGCCCGTCAGGGCAGAGCAGGCCGCGCGCAAGGTTGCTGTGGGTCAGGTTAATATCCACCTTGTCCGCTTTGGCACGGCCCCGGTTAAACAGCGCACCGGACCAGAACGGATAAGCACTGTGGGTCAGGCTGGAGGGCGTGGAAAAATAGGTTTGTCGCCATTTTTTGTGAATGGCCATACCGGAAGCCACTTTGCGCAGTTCCTGGAATTTTGGTATCCAGAAATATTCATCCAGGTACAGATTACCGTGATAGCTCTGCGCCGTGCGGGCGTTGGTGCCGAGAAAGTACAAAGCGGCCCCATTGGGTAACACCATGGGATCGCCTTTCAGCTCAACATCCACCTCTTTTGCAAAGTCGATGATGTACTGCTTAAAGACGTGCGCCTGTGCCTTACTGGCAGAAAGGAAAATCTGGTTGCGTCCGGTCAGCAGGGCGTCAATCAATGCTTCACGGGCAAAATAAAACGTGGCGCCAATCTGGCGCGACTTGAGCAGGTTGCGGATGCGGTTTGTTTTCCCGGCTTCAAACCAGTGACGCTGATAGTCGAACATAGAGGCGTGGAAGACTTCTTCCAGCTTTTCGATCTGTTCATCAGTGAAAACATTCTTTTCCGGCTGACGGCGTGGGCCTTTGTTGCGGTTGGCGACGTTAGGGTTTAAGTCGGCTTCGTTGCCACCATTGTTAAACTTGCCGATCCGCGCGTGGCGCTCCGACTGGCGCGCCAGCAGGTCAATTTCTTTGAAATCTTTCCCTTCTTTATGCTCCTTCATAATGAGCTGGCAGTAGCGTGCGGCGGTGGTGAGCTGCATCTGATCCAGCGGCCCATAGTCGCCCCACTTGTCGCGTTTTTTCCAGCTGTGAACGGTTGCAACTTTTTCGCCCAGCATTTCAGCAATGCGGGCTACGCGGTATCCCTGAAAGTACAGCAGCATGGCCTGCCTACGGGGATCGAGGTCTGCGGGGGGCAGTGTCGTGTTCATGGCCCAAACATACGGCCTTGGATGGCGGCTTTCCCCGGCTGCGGTTTGTGTGGTTTACCGTACAAATACAGCGCGTTGTCTCACTCCCCCTATCACCGCAAACATAAGGCTCCAGTAAGTTATTTCTAACGGAGCACGGCTCATGACAGTGAAAGCAAAGCGTTTCCGCATCGGGGTGGAAGGTGCCACCACTGACGGGCGCGAGATCCAGCGTGAATGGCTGGTACAGATGGCTGCCAGCTATAACCCGACGGTCTATACCGCGCTGATTAACCTTGAGCACATCAAGTCTTATCTGCCGGAGAGCACTTTTAACCGCTATGGCAGGGTGACGGGGCTGGTTGCAGAAGAAATCCAGGACGGCCCGCTGGCGGGCAAGATGGCACTTTATGCCGATATCGAACCCACTGACGCCCTGGTGGAACTGGTGAAAAAAGGCCAGAAGCTTTTCACCTCCATGGAGGTCAGCACGAAGTTTGCCGACACCGGCAAAGCCTACCTTGTGGGGCTGGGTGCGACGGACGATCCTGCGAGCCTTGGCACCGAAATGCTGGCTTTCAGCGCCAGCGCCGCACATAATCCGCTGGCAAACCGTAAGCAGAACCCTGAAAACCTGTTTTCGGAAGCTGTCGAAACGCTGATCGAACTGGAAGAGGTCCAGGACGAAAAGCCGTCCCTCTTTGCCCGCGTCACCGCGCTGTTCACCAAAAAAGAGCAGACCGATGAGGCGCGTTTCTCCGATGTGCATAAAGCCGTGGAACTGGTCGCCTCCGAGCAGCAGAACCTGAGCGAGCGCACTGATAAATCCCTGTCCGAACAGGACAAACGCCTTTCTGAGCTGGAGTCCTCCCTGCAGGAACAGCTGGCCGCCTTTGCCGAGCTAGAGCAGAAGCTTAGCAGCGAAGACAGCCGTAAAGACTACCGCCAGCGCGCGCCGGGCGGTGACGCACCGGCAGGCACCCTGACCAATTGCTGATGGAGCATAAAACCCGATGAAAAAGAAAACCCGCTTTGCCTTTAACGCTTACCTGCAGCAGTTGGCGCGCCTGAACAGTGTGGAGGTTGAAGAACTCTCCAGCAAGTTTACCGTGGAGCCGTCCGTGCAGCAGACGCTGGAAGACCAGATCCAGCAGTCCGCCGCTTTCCTGACGCTGATTAACATCACGCCGGTCACTGAACAGTCAGGACAGTTGCTGGGGCTGGGCGTTGGCAGCACCATTGCCGGAACCACCGATACCACCACCAAAGAGCGCGAGCCTACCGATCCGACGCTGATGGAAGACGTGGAATACAAATGCGAACAGACCAACTTTGATACGGTGCTGACCTACGCAAAACTGGACCTGTGGGCCAAGTTCCAGGACTTCCAGGTGCGTATCCGCAACGCCATCGTCAAGCGTCAGGCGCTGGACCGCATCATGATCGGCTTTAACGGCGTGAAGCGCGCCAAAACCTCAAATCGTGCTGAAAACCCGCTGCTGCAGGACGTCAATAAAGGCTGGTTACAGAAAATCCGCGAAGACGCGCCGGATCATGTTATGGGCAGCACCACAAAAGACGGTGCAACGACTGCAGGCGCGGTCAAAGTGGGCAAGGGCGGCGACTATGCCAACCTGGACGCCGTGGTGATGGATGCCGTCAACGAGCTGATCGACGCGGTTTATCAGGATGATGACGATCTGGTTGTTGTCTGCGGACGTGAACTGCTGTCTGACAAGTATTTCCCGCTGGTCAACAAAGAGCAGGACAACAGCGAGAAAATTGCCGCCGATCTGATCATCAGCCAGAAACGTATGGGCGGCCTGCAGGCCGTGCGTGCGCCTTATTTCCCGGCAAATGCCCTGCTGATCACCCGTCTGGATAACCTGTCCATCTACTGGCAGGAAGATACCCGCCGCCGTTCTGTTATCGACAACCCGAAACGTGACCGGATTGAAAACTTTGAGTCCGTCAACGAGGCGTATGTGGTCGAGGACTACCGCTGCGCGGCGCTGGTAGAAAACATCGAAATCGGTGATTTCAGCGCGCCTGCCGCACCGGAAAGTGGGGAATAACGCATGAGCCTGAGTCCCGCACGGCAGCACCGCCTGCGCATTCAGGCTGAACAGGCCGCCCGTGAGGGCGGCAGTGTTCGCCATGCGTCGGGCTATGACCTGATGCTGCTGCAGCTGGCAGAAGACCGCCGCCGCCTCAAGGGCGTCCAGTCCACGGTGAAAAAGGCGGAAATCAAGGTGGAACTGCTGCCGAAATATTCCGCCTGGGCGGAGGGCGTGCTGGCTGCCGGAGGTGCGCAGCAGGATGACGTGCTGATGTACGTGATGCTGTGGCGTATCGACGCCGGTGATTATGCCGGTGCGCTCGAAATCGGGCGCCATGCGCTGCGCCATGGCTGGGTGATGCCACTGGGCAACCGTAACGTGCAGACCGTGCTGGCAGAAGAAATGGCAGACGCGGCGCAAAGCGCTCTGCTTGCCGCTGCCGGTTTTGATGCCGATCTGCTTCTGCAGACGCTGGACCTGACCACCGATCTGGATATGCCGGACCAGTCGCGGGCGCGCCTGCATAAAGCCATCGGTGCTGTACTGAGCGAAAGCAACCCGGCGTCTGCCCTGAATCACCTTAACCATGCGCTGCAGCTTGATCCCCGCTGCGGTGTGAAAAAAGAAAAGCAGCAGCTGGAGCGCAGACTGCGCAATGACAGCCGCTAACGAACGTGCCCCGCGCACGGGCGGCACGGGATGGCGAAAGGCACTGCTACATCAAAATTCCGTCCACCGCCCACTTATTCAGGAGAAAGCCGCATGAAGTTTGTTGCGCCCGAACAGGCACCGGAACAGGCGGAGGTCATCAAAAATACGCCGTTCTGGCCTGATGTGGACCTGTCGGAATTTCGCAGTGTGATGCGCACTGACGGCACGGTGACGCAGCAGCGTTTAAAGCAGGTCGTGCTGACGGCGATCTCTGAGGTTAACGCTGAGCTGTACGACTTCCGCAACCGTCAGCAGATGCAGGGCTGGCGGACACTTGCTGAGGTTCCCGCAGAAATGCTGGACGGTAAAAGCGAGCGCATCCGGCACTACCACAACGCTGTTTTTTGCTGGGCGCGCGCTGTGCTTAATGAGCGTTATCAGGACTATGACGCCACGGTGTCAGGCGTGAAGCGAGGGGAGGAGCTGGCGGAGGCCAGCGGCGATCTGTGGCGTGATGCCCGCTGGGCCATCAGCCGGGTGCAGGATACACCGCACTGTACGGTGGAGCTTATCTGATGAAAGTGCGTGCGCATCAGTATGACACGGTGGACGCGCTTTGCTGGCGTCATTACGGGCGCACGCAGGGTGTCACTGAGCAGGTTCTGCAGGCAAATCCGGGGCTGGCTGAGTACGGCCCATTTTTACCGCACGGGCTGCAGGTGGAACTGCCGGACATTACGGCGTCAACCACGGCGCAGACCGTCCAGCTATGGGACTGAATTATGACGCTTGAACGAATCAGCGCCTTTATCACTTACTGCATTGCCGTGCTGCTGGCATGGCTGGGCGATCTGTCGCTCAAGGATGCGTCAACGGTTGGTGGCGTACTGATTGGTGTGCTGATGCTGGCTATCAACTGGTACTACAAACACCAGTCTTTCAAATTGTTACGTGGCGGCAAGATTTCGCGGGGGGAATATGAATCCTTCAATCGTTAAGCGCTGCCTTGTCGGGGCGGTGCTGGCTATCGTAGCCACGCTGCCCGGATTTCAGTCGCTTCATACCTCCGTTGAGGGGCTGAAACTGATCGCCGATTACGAGGGATGCCGCCTGCAGCCTTATCAGTGCAGCGCGGGCGTCTGGACTGACGGGATCGGCAATACATCCGGTGTGGTGCCTGGAAAAACCATCACGGAACGGCAGGCGGCGCAGGGACTTATCACCAACGTGCTGCGCGTGGAGCGAGCACTGGATAAATGTGTGGTGCAGCCGATGCCGCAAAAGGTCTATGACGCGGTGGTGTCGTTTGCTTTCAACGTGGGCACCGGCAACGCCTGCAGCTCCACGCTGGTTAAGTTGCTGAACCAGCGGCGCTGGGCGGATGCCTGCCTTCAGCTGCCGCGCTGGGTTTATGTGAAAGGTGTATTTAATCAGGGGCTGGATAACCGCCGTGCGCGGGAGATGGCCTGGTGCCTTAAAGGAGCTGGACTATGACGCGTGCGCTGGCAGTAGTGGTGGCGCTGGCATTCGTTGCGCTGGGCTGGCAGTCGTGGCGGCTTAACAGTGCCAGCCACACCATCGAAACGCAGCTCGCGGCGCTGAAAAGCAAAGCGCAGGAACTGACGAAGAAAAATAGCCAGCTGATCGGTCTGTCCATTCTGGCTGAAACCAACAACCGGGAGCAGGCGCGGCTCTATGCCGAAGCAGAACAGACCAGCGCACAGCTGAGACAACGACAACGCCGGATCGAGGAACTGAAACGTGAAAACGAGGATTTGCGCCGCTGGGCTGACGCTCCTTTGCCTGCTGACATTATCCGGCTGCGGGAGCGTCCGGCCCTCGCCGGAGGTGCAGCTTACCGTGAGTGGCTGTCCCAGAGTGACGCAGTGCCGCTTGGACAGGTCAGCGCCGCGCAGTAACGGCGATCTGAACCAGGTGCTGGATGAAACTGAGGCCGCTTGGGCGGTCTGTGCTGACAAAGTGGACACGATCATTGCGTGTCAGGAGCGAGACAGTGAACAAGCCGCAGTCCTTACGCAACGCCCTGAATAAAGCTGTGCCCTATGTCCGCAATAACCCGGACAAGCTGCACCTTTTCGTTGATAACGGCTCACTGGTGGCAACCGGGGCCAGCTCCATGTCATGGGAGTACCGCTACACCCTGAACGTGGTGATCGAGGATTTCAGCGGCGACCAGAATCTGCTGATGGCTCCCGTGCTGCTGTGGCTCAGTGCCAGCCAGCCGGACGCCATCAACAACCCGGAGCTGCGTGAAAAACTGTTCACCTTTGACGTGGATATTCTGCGCAACGATGTGTGCGATATCAGCCTGAACCTGCAGCTTACAGAGCGCGTGCTGGTCAACACTGACGGTAGCGTGTCGAGCGTTGAAGCGGTGACGGAGCCGGACGAACCCGAAGAAATGTGGACGGTGAAACGTGGATGAGTTGCAGAGGGTGGATGACTGGCTGATGGCACTGCTGGCAAATCTGGAGCCTACCGCGCGCAGTCGTATGATGCGGCAGCTGGCGCAGCAGCTGCGCAGGTCGCAACAGCAGAACATCAGGTTGCAGCGTAATCCCGACGGCAGCGGCTATGAGCCACGCCGGGTGACGGCCCGCAGCAAGAAGGGGCGCATCAAGCGCCAGATGTTTGCAAAACTGCGCACCACTAAATACCTGAAAACCGCAGCCAGTGCGGACTCCGCCAGCGTGCAGTTTGATGGCAAGGTGCAGCGTATTGCCCGTGTTCACCATTACGGCCTGCGCGATCGCGTCAGCCGTAAAGGCCCGGAGGTCCGTTACGCAGAGCGCCACCTGCTGGGCATCAACGATGAGGTGGCAGCGTTGACATGCGACACGCTGTTACGGTGGTTGATAGCCTAGCTTATTTAAAATAGTGTCTGTAGTTCACAAAATCCCAATTAATTTTACCGTCTTCAAAATTAGCCTCTTTTAAAATTACAAGGCTGTTTAGACGCCTGAAATAGGAGTAGTAATCCTTAAGAAGGAATGTGCATTCAGTACCATTTCTTTTCATGGGGGCAGTTTGATATTCCCCATTGTGGAATAGTGCATTCCTTAAACCACTATAAATGTCCAATGAACGCGGTGGTCTTTTGTTGTCTTGCTGTTTTATATCAAATTTAAATTTCGAAAGATATTTGTACAATACTGACGGTGCGTTATTACTAAGGTCATTCTCTCGCTGGCGAGCTATGGACTCTAAGCCTGAAAATAAAAGGTAGTATGATACATCAATGTATCTTTGAGGGGTGGAAAAGACCTGTACGTTCTTATGAAGTAAGGTGGAGTAGTGACGATCTTTTTCAATGATTATTTTATTTAATGCAGCCTCTATAAAATATCTTCTGGAGTTTTTTGAATAATAATCTTCTTTGATTATTATTCCCGTGCTCTTAATGCTATACGCTATGTTAATGAGTTTAGGGTAGTCGTCATCAAGATTGCCCATGCTTTCATGCTTTCTTAATGAGTAGCCAAATGATACGGGGCGCTGTTCAATGAAGGATAATATTGCTGTTAGATGAAATAGTATATCTCGGCATTCGTTGGCGTCATTTATATCTAGTTCGAGAAATGCTGTAAGGTGTAATTCATCGCGGGATTTCATTTTTTTTATTATTTCTGAGATGGATTTACACGTCGGAAACATAGTGCCAAAAGAGAAATGAGTCACTTTGGTGATATTGAATCCATATATTCCAACAGTAAGCATAAGGCTTCCTTTTTGTGCTGTAGACCATACAAAGGACCACAAGTTTGTAACTCATTCTAATGTGAGAATCTTATGAAATGAACGCACAACTCACAGAAATCATGCGCCTTATCACCAACCTGATCCGCACCGGCACCGTGACCGAAGTGGACAGGGAAAACTGGCTGTGCCGGGTGAAAGTGGGTGAGCTTGAAACTAACTGGATTAACTGGCTGACGCTGCGTGCCGGTAGTGCCCGTACATGGTGGTGCCCGTCGCCGGATGAGCAGGTGGTGGTGCTGAGCATGGGCGGCAATCTGGAAACCGCTTTTGTGCTGCCCGCCATCTACTCCAATCAGTTTGCGCCGCCGTCGGATTCTGTGGACGGCTGCGTGACGGAGTACCCGGACGGGGGCTGGTTTGAGTACGAACCCGCCACCGGGCGGTGGCATGTCCGGGGTATCAAATCCATGGTGATCGAGGCGGCGGACAATATCACCCTCAAAACCGGTGAGTTTGTGGTGGAGGCTGACACAACACGCATTAACAGCGAGGTGGTGATCAACGGCGGCGTCACCCAGGGCGGCGGCGCAATGAGTTCTAACGGGGTCGTGATGGATAAACACGGTCACACTGGCGTTAAGTCAGGCGGGGATACATCGGGAGGTCCGGTATGACGCCGTATATCGGTATGAGCCGGAATGACGGGCAGGCCCTTGCGGATACAGACCATCTGCGCCAGTCGGTGCGGGATATTCTGCTGACACCGCAGGGTAGCCGCATTGCCCGACGGGAATACGGTTCGCTGCTGTCCGCGCTGATTGACCAGCCGCAGAACCCGGCACTGCGCCTGCAGATTATGTCTGCAGTCTATGTGGCGCTGAACCGCTGGGAGCCGCGCCTTACGCTGGACTCCATCACCATCAACGGCAATTTTGACGGCTCTATGGTGGTTGAGCTTACGGGACATAGTAATAACGGAGCACCGGTTTCCCTTTCCATATCAACAGGAGCAGACAATGGCAGTCATTGACCTTTCCCGGTTACCGCCGCCGCAGATAGTGGACGTGCCGGATTTTGAGACGCTGCTGGCTGAGCGCAAGGCCGCTTTTGTGGCTCTTTATCCTGTGGATGAACAGGACGCGGTGCGGCGCACGCTGGCGCTGGAATCTGAACCAGTCACCAAGCTGCTGCAGGAAAGCACATACCGCGAAATCCTGCTGCGCCAGCGTATTAACGAAGCTGCGCAGGCGGTGATGGTGGCCTATTCGATGGGAAATGATCTTGAGCAGCTGGCAGCCAACTGCAACGTGAAACGTCTGACGGTAGTGCCTGCTGATAATGATGCAGTACCGCCGGTCGCCGCAGTGATGGAAGATGATGAGGCGCTGCGCCAGCGCATCCCTGCAGCATTTGAGGGACTGTCCGTTGCTGGCCCGACGGGAGCCTATGAATTTCACGCCAGAAGTGCGGACGGACGTGTGGCAGATGCCAGCGCAACCAGTCCGGCTCCTGCAGAGGTGGTACTTACCGTACTGAGCCGGGAGGGTGACGGTACAGCAGTAAAAGATCTGCTGGATGTGGTTGAAAAAGCCCTGAACAGTGAGAGTGTACGCCCGGTGGCTGACCGTCTGACGGTTCGTAGTGCGGAGATCATACCGTACCGGGTGGAGGCTACCATTTTTCTTTATCCGGGGCCGGAAGCGGAGCCTGTTATGGCGGCGGCAAAAGCCAGCCTGCAGAAGTACATCGCCAGTCAGACGAGGCTGGGACGTGATATCCGCCGCAGCGCCATTTATGCCGCGCTGCACGTGGAGGGCGTCCAGCGTGTGGAGCTAACGTCCCCTCTGGAGGATGTGGTGCTGGATAAGACGCAGGCGGCATCCTGTACTGAATGGAGCGTTACCAACGGGGGCACGGATGAATAGTCTGTTGCCGCCGGGTTCGTCGCCGCTTGAGCGCCGACTGGCGCAGACCTGCAGCGGGATTTCCGATCTGCAGGTATCGCTGCGTGATTTGTGGAACCCGGCAACCTGCCCGATCAGATTCCTGCCTTATCTGGCCTGGGCGTTTTCTGTTGACCGCTGGGATGAGAGCTGGACAGAAAGCGTCAAGCGCCGCGTTGTGCAGGACGCTTTTTATATCCATCAGCACAAGGGGACAACCCGCGCCGTGCGGCGCGTGGTGGAGCCGTTCGGCTTCCTGATCCGCATCATTGAGTGGTGGCAGACCGGCGAAACGCCGGGAACGTTCCGTCTGGATATTGGCGTACAGGATCATGGTATCACCGAAGACACCTATCTGGAGCTTGAGCGCCTGATAAGCGATGCCAAACCATGCAGCCGTCATCTGGTTGGTATGTCCATCAACCTGCAGACAGGTGGCCCGTATTTTGTGGGGGCAGCCACCTACACCGGCGAAGAAATCACGATCTACCCGTATATCAACGAAACCATTATTTCCGGCGGCACCGCTTATGAGGGCGGGGCGGTCCATGTTATTGACACAATGAGAGTGAATCCATGAGCGCAAAATTTTATACCCTGCTGACGGAGATCGGCGCGGCGAAACTGGCAAGCGCCGCCGCGCTCGGTGTCCCGCTGAAAATTACCCATATGGCGGTGGGCGACGGTGGCGGTGTGCTGCCCACACCCAGCGCGCAACAGACCGCGTTAGTTGCTGAGAAGCGTCGAGCAGCGCTGAATATGCTGTATATCGACCCGCAGAACAGCAGCCAGATTATTGCTGAGCAAGTGATCCCGGAAACTGAGGGGGGATGGTGGATTCGTGAGGTCGGCCTGTTTGATGAAACCGGCGCACTGATCGCCGTGGGTAACTGCCCTGAGAGCTACAAGCCGCAGCTGACAGAAGGGAGCGGACGTACGCAGACCGTGCGCATGGTACTGATTACCAGCAGCACCGATAACATCACCCTGAAAATTGACACTGCAGTAGTGCTGGCAACCCGTAAATATGTAGATGATAAGGCGCTGGAGCTGAAGGTATATGTAGACGACCTGATGGCAAAGCATCTTGCTGCGCCGGACCCGCATTCACAGTATGCGCAGAAGGACAGCCCTACACTCACAGGGATTCCAAAGGTACCGACGCCAGCGGCGGGTAACAGCACTAAACAGATTGCAAACACGGAATTTGTGGCATCGTCTATCGCGGCAATAGTGGATTCTGCGCCTGCAGCACTGGATACGCTGAACGAGCTGGCAGCGGCTCTGGGGAATGACCCGAACTTTGCCACGACGATGATAAACGCTCTGGCTGGAAAGCAACCGCTGGACAATACACTGACGAATTTAAGCGGAAAAGATGTAGCTGGTCTTCTTGCATACCTCGGTTTAGGCGAAACGATAAATCTGGCCACTGGCGCCATGCAAAAAGACCAGAACTTGAATGATGTGCCAGATAAAGCGCTGGCCCGTCAGTCCCTCCAGCTTGGCAACAGCGCTACACTCAACGTCGGCACCACACCAGACACTGTAGCCGCTGGTGACGACATCCGTATTTCCACCGCCAAAAGAGCTATAGACGACACCCAGACCGGTCTTGGTGCTCAGCCCGTTATGTGGGTAAGTACCGCCGATGATTTGAGCATTCTGCCGTCTGGTGCTCGCCGGTTTGCCAGCAATAAAGCTCCGGCAACAATATTGCCGGTAAACGATTATGTTTTCCTGGAAGTGATTGCCAAACGCGATTGCGTAGACGGCTGCGCCGTTCTGATAACAGACTCAGTTGGTAACACCTGGATTGGCGCGCGCTGGGACGCAACCAATGATTCCGGGTTTACCTGGCGTCCCCTGATGTCGTGTCCGCCCGGCGTTCCCCTTCCGTGGCCGTCTGACACCATCCCTGCTGGTTACGCCCTGATGCAGGGGCAAGCATTTGATAAGAACGTTTATCCCTTACTGGCAATAGCATATCCATCCGGCACTATTCCGGACATGCGCGGCTGGACAATCAAAGGCAAGCCCGCGAGCGGGCGCGCTGTGCTATCTCAGGAGCTGGATGGCAACAAATCGCACAGTCACAGCGCCAGAGCGCAGGATACCGATCTGGGAACGAAAGGTACGTCGTCATTTGATTACGGAACGAAGAGCTCTAATACAACAGGCGGTCATAACCATTCGGCGGGCGGCACATACGGTGGTGATTCAATCGGTGGAAAAATTCGCGTCCAGCATGATGGCAATGACCAGTTAACAAGCTGGAATGGCGATCACGCACATACCACATGGATTGGTCCGCATGACCACACTGTATATATCGGCCCACACGGCCACGTCGTTATTGTGGACGCAGACGGTAATGAGGAAACAACGGTTAAAAACATTGCATTTAATTACATAGTGAGGCTTGCATAATGACTTTTAAAATGAGCAGCAAAGCGCGGACAATTACGATTTATAACCTGCGTTCAGATACGAATGAATTTATTGGGGCAGGTGATGCGTATATACCGCCACACACGGGATTACCGGCAAACTGTACGGATATTGCACCCCCTGATATTCCCGCCAGTCATATTGCTGTATTTGACGCTGAAACCGAAATGTGGAGTCTGCATGAGGACCACCGTGGCGAGACGGTTTACGACACAACAACCGGCAATCAGGTTTATATCTCCTCTCCCGGTCCGCTACCTGAAAACGTCACATCAGTTTCACCTGATGGTGAATATCAGAAATGGAATGGTAAGGCGTGGGTAAAAGACGAAGTGGCTGAAACAGCGGCCAGACTTCGTGAAGCTGAAGGAACCAAAAGCCGTCTTTTGCAAACAGCAGCGGAGAAAATCGCGCCATTACAGGATGCTGTTGATCTTGAAATCGCAACAGATGATGAGAAAGTGCAGCTCGACGAGTGGAAAAAATACAGGGTGTTGGTAAACCGGGTAGATACCACAAATCCTGACTGGCCTGATGTACCTGTAAGCCAGTAATATGACGTTGTGAAAAATCAGGCTGACGTTAATAAAACATGCCAGCCTGAAGTAATATTCAGTTCAGTAAGAACTGATGAAACTTAATGACCAGATATACCATCAGTCCTGATATGGTTGTTATAGTTTTCTGTAAAAAATTAACAACCACAAATCTGACACCACTCCAGTGGTTTCTCTATATCTTGTGGCCATTTGTCACACCATGGTGGGCGAATATATGGGGCAGGCATTGGCGGCCAGCCACTGGAAGAGTGTTTTGTATTATCTGGTGGAGGTTTTGAATCACTGGCAGCCATCGCCGATGTCGAAAAGGCTGTAGCCGACAACACCAGAAGCAATGGGAAAAATATACGATGTCTCATAATGTCACCCGTGAATATTCAGATTATCCATACTGTTGACTTCCTTCATTTCCAGCATAGTTCACGCTGTATCATCATTGAATAAACAATTAAGTTTTTTGAGCGAAAATTTACCTAAAGAAAAAATAATAAGCTTTGATATTTTTTGCAATATTTTAACTCGTACCAAAATAAATGTGTAGATGGCCTAAGAAACTGATGAGCAGGAATATTGATAGCCAGTAAATCACTCCCGTGGTAATGAAGGCCACCTGATTGCTGTGAAAGTGGCCTCGTCTGAAACGCCAGTTAAGTCCAGCGATTTAAGAACGTTGATATAATTCATCCACAGAATTAAAGCTGCTTTATTTTCATCACTGATAATTCCCAACGTTAATTCTGTGCGCCAGTCCTTAATAGCATTACCTGCATCGTTAAGTAATTTCGGGTGGTTTCGGCCTTAGCCTGACAATCCACCGAAACGGGTAAAATCTTACCATCCCTGTATCACCAGGAGCCATCACCATGGCAATCATCAGGGCAGTCTGCAGCGTCCACTTCCGCGCCGGACTTGCCGCTGCGAGGGCGCAAGGGCGAGTCGGTGGCAGGCGTCCAAAGCTCACTCCGGAGCAATGGGAGCAGGCCGGACGGTTGCTTGCCGCCGGTGAAACTCGTCATCGTGTTGGATTACTTTTTGATGTTAGCATTTCCACTCTTTACAAGAAATTCCCTGTAAATCAGTCGCGTTGAAAGTGGCGATATTGTACCAGCACTGACACATCGTGAAATGCGTGCGCCGCACGCCTGGCAACCAGAACATAAGGTATCCCTGTCAACCGGAGAGACTGCCTTATGGCTCAGGATTACCACCACGGGGTGCGCGTTGTTGAAATCAACGAGGGCACCCGACCTATTACCACGGTGAGCACTGCCATCGTGGGCATGGTCTGCACCGGCGATGATGCTGATGCGTCCGTGTTCCCCCTCAATAAGCCGGTCCTGCTGACTGATGTGCTCACCGCCAGCGGTAAAGCGGGGGAGTCCGGCACGCTGGCCCGCTCGCTGGACGCGATTGCAGATCAGGCAAAACCCGTGACTGTCGTTGTGCGTGTGGCGCAGGGCGAAACCGAAGCGGAAACCACCTCCAATATTATCGGCGGCGTAACTTCCGACGGTAAGAAAACGGGCATGAAAGCGCTACTGTCGGCGCAGTCGCAGCTCGGTGTCAAGCCGTGCATTCTTGGGGTGCCGGGACATGACACTCAGGCCGTTGCTACTGAACTGCTGGGCGTGGCGCAAAGCTTGCGCGGGTTTGCCTACCTTGCTGCTAATGGCTGCAAAACGGTGGAGGAAGCTATTGCCTATCGCGAGAATTTCAGTCAGCGCGAGGGAATGCTGATCTGGCCTGACTTCATCAACTTTGACACCGTGCTGAAAGCAGACGCGACGGCTTACGCCTCCGCCCGTGCGCTCGGCCTGCGTGCCAAAATCGACGAGCAGATCGGCTGGCATAAAACCCTGTCCAATGTGGGTGTGAACGGTGTCACCGGCATTTCCGCTGATGTGTTCTGGGATCTGCAGGACCCGGCAACCGATGCGGGACTGCTGAACAAAAATGACGTCACCACATTGATCCGCAAAGACGGCTTCCGCTTCTGGGGTTCCCGTTGTCTCAGTGACGATCCGCTGTTTGCTTTTGAGAACTACACCCGTACGGCGCAGGTGCTGGCTGACACTATGGCGGAGGCGCACATGTGGGCGGTGGATGGCGTGCTTAATCCGTCGCTGGCCCGCGACATTATTGAAGGACTACGCGCCAAGATGCGCAGTCTGGTCAACCAGGGATACCTGATTGGTGGTGACTGCTGGCTGGATGAGTCTGTTAACGATAAAGACGCCCTTAAAGCCGGGAAACTGACCATCGATTATGACTACACGCCGGTGCCTCCGCTTGAAAACCTGATGCTGCGCCAGCGCATCACCGATCGTTACCTGGTCGATTTTGCCAGCCGTGTCGCTGCATAAGGGGGAATCATGGCTTTACCACGCAAGTTAAAACACCTGAACCTGTTCAACGACGGGAACAACTGGCAGGGGATCGTTGAGTCTCTGACCCTGCCGAAATTTACCCGCAAGTTTGAGAAGTATCGCGGCGGCGGTATGCCGGGCGCAGTGGATGTGGACATGGGGCTGGATGACGGTGCACTGGACACGGAATTTTCAATCGGCGGTACCGAGCTGCTGTTATTCAAGCAGATGGGCAAGGCAACCGTTGACGGCATCCAGCTGCGTTTCACCGGTTCCATTCAGCGTGACGATACCGGCGAAGTGCAGGCCGTTGAGCTGGTTGTGCGCGGGCGCCATAAAGAAGTGGATTCCGGCGAGTGGAAAACCGGCGAGAGCAGCAGCACCAAAGTCAGCAGTACCAACAGCTACGCGAAGCTGACCATTAATGGTGAGGTGCTCTATGAGGTCGATCTGGTCAACATGGTAGAAATCGTTGGCGGCATGGACCTGATGGAAGAACACCGTAATGCCCTCGGCCTCTGATTAACCTTAACGGCGCGGGCAGCCGCGCCAGTATTTCATTAACAGGATACGAACATGAGCGACAAGCTGACTGAAAAGACCGTAAAACTGGATACTCCCATCATGCGCGGTAAAGCTGAAATTACCGAAATTGTGCTGCGCAAGCCTCAGTCCGGCGCACTGCGTGGCACCCGTCTGCAGGCCATTATGGATATGGACGTGGGCGCAATGATGACTGTGATTCCACGAATCTCCACCCCGACGCTGACCGCGCAGGAAATGGCAGAGCTGGACCCCGCCGATCTCACCGCGCTGTCGGTAGAGGTGGTGACTTTTTTGTTGCCGAGGTCGGTGCTTGCCGGTTTACCGACAGCCTGACGATTGATGATCTTGTGGCGGACATCGCCACCATCTTTCACTGGTCGCCATCCATCACTGACGTTATGCCGCTGACTGAGGTGCTGGCGTGGCGGCATAAGGCAATTCAGCGAAGCGGGGCCAGCGATGAGTGACAACAACCTGCGTCTGCAGGTGATTCTTAATGCGGTTGACAAGCTCACCCGCCCATTTCGATCCGCGCAGGCCAGCTCAAAAGAGCTGGCTGCAGCCATTCAGCAAAGCCGCGCCCGTTTAAAAGAATTAGATGCTCAGGCGGGCCGTATTGACGGTTTCCGCAAGGCCAGCGCGCAGCTGGCAGTCACCGGTAACAGCCTGAAAGCCGCACGCGAAGAAACTGCGAAACTTGCCACGCAATTCTCTGCTACCAATCGCCCGACGGCGGCGCAGGCACGGCTGCTTGAGCAGGCAAAAAACCGCGTTACGGAGTTACAGAGCAAATATAACGGTCTACGTCAGTCGGTGCAGCGCCAGCGTCTTGCGCTCAATGAAGCCGGACTGGACACGAAAAAACTCAGTAGTGTGCAGCGGGAACTGCGGCAGAATGCCGACGAAACCCGGCAGGCCCTGGACCGGCAGCAGAAATCCCTTAAACGCCTGGGCGAACAGCAGGCGCGAATGAACGCCGTCCGCGATCAGTATTCACGCCGTCTTGAGGTGCGGGATCGCATCGCCGGGGCAGGGGCTACCACTACGGCTGCGGGGGTGGCAATGGGCGCACCTGTTGTGGCAGCAGTTAAGAGTTACGCCAGCATGGAAGATGCCATGAAAGGCGTGGCAAAGCAGGTAAACGGGCTGCGGGACGATAATGGCAACCGCACAAAACAGTTTTATGACATGCAGGATGCCATCAAGGCCGCCAGCGAACAGCTGCCGATGGAGAACGGCGCTATAGACTATGCCGCGCTGGTTGAAGGTGGTGCTCGCATGGGGGTGACCAATCAGGACGATCCTTACGAAGAGCAGAAACGTGACCTGCTGGCTTTTGCATCCACGGCGGCAAAAGCGGCAACGGCCTTTGAGCTGCCCGCAGATGAACTGGCAGAAGGACTGGGGAAAATCGCGCAGCTCTATAAAGTTCCGACGCGCAATATTGAACAACTGGGCGATGCGCTGAACTACCTGGACGATAACGCCATGTCAAAGGGTGGGGACATTATCAACGTCCTGCAGCGTATGGGGGGCGTGGCTGACCGCCTTGACTTCCGAAAGGCCGCGGCGCTGGGTTCAACATTCCTTTCTCTTGGGGCTGCCCCGGAAATCGCCGCCAGCGCCTCTAATGCCATGGTGCGTGAACTGTCCATTGCTACCATGCAAAGTAAACGATTTTTTGAAGGCATGAATCTGTTGCAACTCAATCCGGCGGAGATTGAAAAGCAGATGACCACCGATGCCATGGGCACAATTCAGCGGGTTCTGGAGAAGGTCAACAATCTGCCGCAGGATAAACGCCTGTCAGCCATGACAATGATTTTTGGCAAAGAGTTTGGCGATGATGCGGCAAAGCTGGCTAACAACCTGCCGGAGCTGCAGCGCCAGCTGAAACTCACATCAGGCAGTGGTGCTAATGGCTCCATGCAGAAAGAATCCGACATTAACAAGGATTCATTGTCTGCGCAGTGGTTGCTGGTTAAGACGGGCGCGCAAAACGCTTTCAGCAGCCTAGGGGAAACGCTGCGCCAGCCGCTGATGGATATTATGGGCATGGTTAAGCGCGTGACCGGGGCGTTGCGTCGCTGGGTTGAGCAGAATCCCGTGCTGGCTGGCACGCTGATGAAAGTGGCGGCAGCTACGGCAGCCATTACTGTTGGGTTGGGGGCGCTGGCAGTGGCGGTGGCTGCTGTGCTGGGACCGCTGGCGGTTATCCGGTTTGGCCTGTCCATGCTGTCAGTTAAAGCGTTACCTTCTGCAGCCGCCGCTGCCACACGTACAGGTAGCGTGCTGCGTTTGTTGATCTCTGGTCCGCTGGCTTTGCTGCGCGTGGCATTATTTGCTGTTGGTAGCCTGCTGGGTGCGCTGCTCAGTCCTGTAGGGCTGGTTGTGGCTGCACTGGCAGGCGTGGCGCTGGTTATCTGGAAATACTGGCAGCCCATCAGTGCATTTCTGGGGGGCGTGGTGGAAGGGTTCAGAGCCGCTGCTGCGCCCATCAGCGCCGCTTTTGAGCCGCTCAGACCCGTGTTTCAGTGGATTGGTGACAGGGTGCAGGCCTTGTGGGGCTGGTTCAATGATTTACTTACCCCGGTTAAATCCACTGCCGAAGAACTGAACAGCGCAGCTGCAATGGGGCGTCGGTTTGGTGAGGCGCTGGCGGAAGGTCTGAATATGGTGATGCACCCACTTGAGTCACTTAAATCCGGTGTGTCATGGCTGCTGGAAAAGCTCGGTATTGTTAGTAAGGAGGCGGCAAAGGCGAAACTACCTGCGCAGGTTACGCAGCAGCAGTCCGCCACAGTGAACAGTGACGGCAAAGTGGTGCTTCCGCCAGGCGGGTTCCCGGCTTACGCGGGGATGTACGACACGGGCGGGATCATTCCACGCGGGCAGTTTGGCATTGTCGGAGAAAATGGTCCTGAAATTGTGAACGGACCGGCAAATGTTACCAGCAGGCGGCGTACTGCTGCGCTGGCCTCTGTCGTTGCTGGCGTGATGGGGGTAGCTGCGACACCTGCAGAAGCGGCTCCGCTTCATCCGTTCAGTTTGCCTGCGAGGGCATACCAGCCCCCGCTTGCTAAGGCAGATAGCCCGCCGCCGGTTATTCGTTATGAGATAAATGCGCCCATTCATATTGTCGCTCAGCCTGGGCAGAACGCGCAGGATATTGCCCGTGAAGTGGCACGCCAGCTTGACGAACGGGAGCGCCGGGCCAGGGCAAAAGCGCGCAGCAATTTCAGCGATCAGGGGGGGTATGAATCATGATGATGGTACTGGGTTTATATGTATTTATGCTGCGCACTGTCCCTTATCAGGAACTGCAGTATCAGCGCAGCTGGCGACACGCCGCCAACAGCCGGGTGAACCGCCGTCCGTCAACGCAGTTTCTTGGCCCGGATAACGACTCACTGACACTATCCGGGGTTCTGCTGCCGGAAGTGACCGGCGGCAGACTGTCATTACTGGCGCTTGAACAAATGGCTGAACTGGGCAAGGCATGGCCTTTGATTCAAGGCAGTGGAACCATTTACGGCATGTTTGTTATTGAGAGTCTGAGCCAGACAAAGACGGAGTTTTTTGCCAGCGGAATGCCCAGGCGCATTGAGTTTACGATCACCCTCAAACGGGTTGATGAGTCGCTCTCTGACATGTTCGGGAGCCTGAGTGACCAGCTCAGCAACCTGCAGGACTCTGCAGCTTCTGCTATTGGGGAGATTAAAAACACGGTTGGAGGATTGCTGCAGTGAACGTTAATTCTGATCTCCTGAATCTGAACAGCAAAAGCCCGGCTTTCAGTATCGTCATTGAAGGTAAGGACGTGACGACCGTGCTGGATACCCGCCTGATGAGTCTGACACTGACGGATAACCGGGGCTTTGAAGCGGACCAGCTTGATCTGGAGCTGGACGACGCCGACGGGCTGATCGCCCTGCCGCGACGTGGGGCTGTGATTCAGCTGGCGCTGGGCTGGAAAGGCCAGCCGCTTTTCCCTAAAGGGGCTTTTACCGTAGATGAAATTGAACACAGCGGTGCCCCTGACCGGCTGACCATCAGGGCGCGTAGCGCAGATTTCCGTGAAACCCTCAATACACGGCGCGAAAAATCATGGCATCAGACAACGGTGGGGGATGTGGTCAAGGACATCGCCGCCCGGCATAACCTCAAAGTGGCGCTGGGTAAAGACCTGACGGATAAGGCGCTGGATCATATGGACCAGACCAATGAAAGTGATGCAAGTTTTCTGATGAAACTGGCGAGACAGTATGGGGCGATTGCTTCCGTTAAGGATGGAAACCTGCTGTTTATCCGCCAGGGGCAGGGAAGAACGGCGAGCGGTAAGCCGCTGCCGGTTATCACTATTGAGCGTAAAGCCGGTGACGGTCATCGTTTTACCCTGGCTGATCGTGGCGCCTATACCGGCGTTATCGCCAGCTGGCTGCATACCCGTGAACCCAGGAAAAAAGAGACAACCAAAGTTAAGCGTCGCCGAAAGAAAACCACCAAACCTAAAGAGCCGGAAGCAAAACAGGGGGATTATCTGGTGGGAACGGATGAAAACGTGCTGGTTCTTAATCGTACCTACGCTAACCGCAGCAATGCAGAGCGCGCAGCAAAAATGCAGTGGGAACGTCTGCAGCGCGGGGTAGCTTCATTTTCCCTGCAGCTCGCTGAAGGGCGGGCCGATCTCTATACCGAAATGCCGGTGAAGGTGACGGGGTTTAAGCAGCCCATAGACGATGCCGAATGGACCATTACCACCTTGATGCATTCGGTCAGCCCAGATAATGGATTTACGACCAGCATGGAGCTTGAAGTAAAGATTGATGATCTTGAAATTGAATAA